CTCAGGAACTTCAGGGAGCTTAGATATAAACTGCCGCTCGACACTGAAGCCGACACCAGTACCACACAAGAGGATGAACATAGCCTCGTCGAAGGACTTAGGGTCATCTACGGGTAGGTAACTGCAGTTATACCCTGCGGTGTTGTCACGCTCTAATGCCTTACCAGCAGTCATCATAGCTCTCATAGAGGGCATAACCTCTAAGCTAAGAATAGCTTGTTCAATATCGTGAGCAACATTAAAGTTATCCTCACTAGTACCACTGTTAACTACAGGTTCAACTACGTTATTCATATAACGATCTACTGTTTCATCCCACGCTTCTCGTCTACCCTCTGTGTCAAGCCATCGTGCATATCGTGACTTGTGAATGAAGGATTGATAGTCTGTCGGTAAATAATTATCCATATACATCACTCCGTTATTAGTTTAATTGATTTTATTGTCATACCATCTACATCGTAGATAAATTCCTGTAGTGCATCCTTTACTTCTTCTTCGACAAAGCCATCCACAGGAATAGGATATTCGTCTTCGTCTAGTTTCAACGTAAGAAAGACTTTAACTATCACCGTTCTCTTCCTCAATTAATTGGTTCAGATACCACTGTGCTTTCTGTAAGTCTTCAATGCCATTCTTGTATCTGTAACGCCAAAGGTATTTCATAATGTTACCCTGCAGGTAGTACTGAAAACCTTCCTCACCAGTTGCTGCACGAATAGCGTCAATACATTCTACTCCTGCAAAGTTGTAGTGCTCTGGTGAGTTTACCATATCTTTATCTGACATACATATCTCCTCTAATTAAACTTTACTTTAACTACGTTATCTTCAACACTCTCCACTGTAGCCTTTGGTGTGTTGTCTTCCTCATCTTCTAACACATCATTGGCATACTTGGCAAGGGTATCTCGTATGTCAGTATCTTCTTCCATAGCTGGGATGGATGCACAAACCATATGACATAGACGCATCAGGTTTACGTAGTCATCATCTGTAGTTGTGTTCTCTCCTGTAGTCACAGTACCTACCATCAACTCTCCTGTCCAGTTACCCTTCTGGTCTAGGAAGGGTGTGATACGTACAATGAAATCATTTGGATCAAAGTCCATGAATACTTTTTCTTCTGCCATATTATTTCCTCTTCACTTTCTTGAGTGGGAAATGTATTAGATCAGGATGCATGTCCTTACCCTTTTCATTTAACCAATCTTCTGGGATGATCCTATCATAAAATAAAATCTTATTTCTTTCACACCACTGACCGTAGGTTGTCTTTGCACCCTTACTCAGCTTACGTCTACTACTTTCAAACACAAACCTAATGTCTAGCTTTGGATGCTGTTTCTTAATAGCGGCATGTTTACGTCTATCATCTGATGTAAACCTACCTTTAGTTTCTATTATGATACCATTAGGTAATACAAAGTCTGGGGTATAGGTGCGGTACATGAGATCTTCCCATTCAATCTTGATGGCTTCGTACTTGACACGAACATTACGCTCTACCAAGTAGTCCTTTACTTTGATCTCTAGTCCACTCCTATACCCATGCTTCAAGGCAGCGGCAAATTGCCTACCATTCATCAGATGCGCCACAGCCCATTCCAAGGACTAGGCAAACTACTTACAGTAGCTACACCTAGTGTGCGTAGTTCTTCTCGCACCGCTGCTTCTGCTGCCTTACGTGCTTCCATAGCGGAACGTAAGGCGGCGGGCCAATTCCAAGGACTAGGCAAACTACTTACAGTAGCTACACCTAGTGTGCGTAGTTCTTCTCGCACCGCTGCTTCTGCTGCCTTACGTGCTTCTATAGCGGAACGTAACCCTGCATACTTAGCCTCATGCAAGGCTTTCTTACGCTCAAGAAGATCTTGTTCCATAGCATTGATCTGCTCTTGCATTTCCTTTATTTCATCATCACCTAACATTTAATACTCCTTTACTTCTATGTATGGTACAATGGGTTTTACCTTAGCCTGAGATACCTTAGACGGTAACTCTTGTAGCGTAGGGTAACACTCAAACCTGTAGTCACAGAACTTACAGTTACTGTTCAATATTTTATTGCCTGATGCCTTGCCCCTGAATGTCTCAGGCACAGGATCAAAGCAACGCTTAAACTCATTAGCGTTTACTGTGTCAACAGTATCTTCTAATGTAGTAATCTCTGCGTCAATGTCAAGACCCTCTGCTGGAACGTATTTAATTCCACCGTTGGCTTTGTTTACTACCCACCAGCCACCTGCTTTCTTACCTGCAGCTTTAGCGTAGCCAGCCAGTTGCCCTACGTAACCAAATGGATCACTATCCTTTAGTGTTTGGAACGATTCAAACTTGTTTCTGTATGACCAGTCCGATGCAGACTTAACGTCATCGACTGCCCCATCCATCACAAGATCGTATGATCCCTTTACGGTAGTCTCTCCTAACTGTAACTCAACAAAGTTGTCATCGTCTTCGTACTTAACTCCTGCTTCTGTTATGATACCCTTGAACGCTGCCTCTACTATGTCACCTAGAAGCATGTTCATCACGAATGTTGTCGGTTTAGGCAATGCCTTCTCTGGTTTATTCTTTTCAAACCAAAGCTGACAAGTCGGTCTACCTACGTTAGACATACGTAGCCGAAACTTGTCACGCTTATTGCCCCCACCGAACTGGCGCTTTACAGCATCCATTACATCTGCACCAATCTGTTTGATTGTTTCTTCCGACATTGTTGATTTACCAGATGTAGCATCTTCAAGATACTGATTGATTGCCAGTTCAGCAGGATGGTTCATTAGACAAAGTCCTCTGCGTCAATGTCTACGAACTCTTCCACAGTATCTGTGTCAACCTCTTCATTCTTGTGCATGTTCTCATTCCATGAGTTGAGGATGTACGTATTGTAATTCTCAATCCATGCAACAAAGTTAGCAAAGTTCTCCTGTGCCTCATTGTCCATGTCCAATGTATTGTTCAAGTCCAGTGAAGTGTTAGGCACATAGAAGCTGCTACCATTTGGTAACGGTACTTCTGTTGTGGTGAGTGACACATAATGCTGTGGCGGCAATCGACGCATCTTTGACAGCTTA